GTAGGTGTTTGCTCTATAGGTGATAACCGTCCTTCATCAAATGCCTTTGATACCCATCTTGGAGGTGGTTGATCTATATCAAGGATCTTGAGTGGAAGGTGTTTTGCATACTCTGATGTCTTGTATGTTGGTGCTACCTCTTTAAGAAACTCTCTACAAAAACCACAACGATCAGTACTGAACATCAGTAGTTGTAATGCCTCTGCAGGAATAACCATCAACAAAACAAACATAAATGCTAGTAATATTTTTTTCATAGTATCTCCAAAATAAAAAAAAGGGGGACAGGGAATTAACCCCATCCCCCTCTAATTAAGAACAACTTAACTTACATCAAGTTGATAACTTTAACTTTACGAAAATAAGCATTTCCATGAGCCGTTAACGCACCTGTACGAAAATCACCAGATGTATTGTTAGCATACGGATTAGCAACAATTCCATACCGAGTTTTAAAAGCAATCTTCGGTTGAAATGTGTTCTCACCCATAGCACGAACCATTTGTAGTGGAACGTACGGACAATAAAATATACCAGCGTCATAAGGAGAAGTTCCCTTATAACCAACACAAAGCATATGCTCATTTACATGAGTGTAATACGGATCAACATAAACTTTCATGCCGTTAACCGTACCAACCATTGTACTAACATGCGTGTCGTTATTTACACTAGCTTCCATTGCCGGAGCATAGTCCATAACGCCAGCCATAGCCATGGCAGATGCGACATCATTAGTCGTAATAACAAAGTTTCCTTTACCGCGACGAGTATCAATAGAAATACCGTTTGCTTCTCGTTCAATCTGATATAACAACCCTTTAAATTTCTCAACCATCCAACGACCATTAGAGTCGGTGTTCAGATCGAAAACATTAGCATTCGTAACTGTACCAGCAGGTGCGCCCTTCTTAGCAACACCATAAATTGTACGAATTACTTCCCGGTTAATCTCAGCAAGAATCTCTGTAGAAAGAATATTCGCAAGTTCTGTTTCAGCATCCAAACCGTGAACGGCTTTTAGATCCTGAGCAAGTTCTGTTGAGTACTCAGCTTTGAGAGCTCGAGTCTTAGCATCGACTGTTACTTTGTCAATACCAAATCCCATCTCTTGCATGGCAACACCAGTAGAACCTAAAGCTTCACCACCTGCTGTACCATGACCTGTACCAGTTACCCATGTACCATCAAACGGATTATTAGTAGCATCTGTATCTGTAGATGCTCCATCACCACCACCTTTGTTGGTATTTAGATCACCAGCTTCAGCTTCATTAAACAGAGCTTCATTAGCAACATTAGCTGCAGCTGAACCTGTACCATAAAATGCTGACAAAGCAAAGACTAATCCCGTAGGACCGGTCATTGGCTGAACACCACATACATCATAAGCAATCATCTGAGGCATAGCTCGGCGAACGAGAGAAATTAGAATCGGATTCCAATTTGCAACATCAGCTGTGCTATTACCCGGAACGGCTTCTTGTAAATCTTGTTTTTGCAAGAAAATTTCTTGATTTTCCAAGAGCTGTCGAGTTACATCTCTTTTATAAGGATCTTTAATTTCTGGAAGATCCTCATGCTCCATAACAGGAGCCCATTTCTTTTTAATATCTTCTGACATATACATTTGTATATCTCTCCTTTATAAATTTAAAATTTTAATTTAACAAACTTCACATTCACTTTATCCATATATTTAAATAAGATTACTTACTTTTGTCTATTACTTAAGCTAGTAATTGCGGACATAACACTATCCATTTGACCGTCACTTGATCCATCGGTTATCTTTTTATTTGTACCCGCAGTTCCCTTATTGTCATCCAGTTTCTTGTCTGTTTTAAAGTAACTATTTTTGATAATATTTAACTTCTCTTTATACTGCTTGTCTGATTCATAATCGACATCCTCGGTTAACTCTTTCATCTTATCAATGTCTGTGTCAACCATACCATCTGTGAGATCATGAAAAATATCTTTAGCTTTATAAGTATTTAATTCTTTCGCTGTATCCATGTGCTTTTGAGTCTGCTCGTCAAGTTTAGTTTCCAATTCGGCAACTTCTTGAACCAGACTCTCAAAGACATCTTCCTTCTCAGATGGGACATCAATGTAATGCTCTTCAAACAACTTCTTCAAACCAGAAATAAAACTCTCTGTAACTTCGTTACGAACACCAGTTTCTACAGCTAATTTATTTTCTTCCATCCATTCTTTAACAACATAATTCATATACTCATCCATTTTTTCAGTCATCTCTGTCTGCATAGTTTCTGTTTGATTTTCCATATATGTCTTAGATTCATCTCGGATTTGCTTACGAATTTTAGAAATCTTAGACTTAACAGCAGCCTCAAAGATTGTAGCAGCTTTCGTTTTGAATTCCTCAGAAAGGTCTTCACCATTTACAAGAGCAGCAACATCTTCAGAAACATCTACATCAATATCTTCTTTCTTAGATTTGGCTTCCTCTTTATCTTCGTCATCATCTTCGTCATCATCATCTTTTTTATCTTTGTTCAACCAAGGAGGCATGCCTTCTTTTTTAGTCTTCTTAGATTCTTTCTTAGACTTAGATTCTACTTCTTCCTCATCATCTTCCTCATCATCTTCGTAATCTTCGTCATCTTCTTCTTTCTTTGCTTTACCTTCAGCTTTTGCAGAAGCATTAGACTTTTTGGTTTTAGGATCCTTATCCTTTTTTGTTCCACCTTCTCCGTCATCTTTATCGTCATAACCTTCTTCATCATCAATATTCGGTAGGCCTAATTTTTTGTTATCATCTTTCGCTTCTTCCATATCAGACTCTTCAAGTTTTCCATCATCAGTGAGTATTTCTTTTGCCATTTTAATTCTCCTAAAATGTATTTGTTTTGTTAAATATTTATAAGATTACAGATTTTGAAGGAATTTTGCAAAAACTTCTATCTTTTTCTGCTCAAGTTCCCTTGTTTTTGCTTTCATAATAGTTTTCTTCATCGCATCTATATCTTGTTCTTTAATAACACCATTCTCCCATACCCACTCTTTGCCTTCCATAATACCATCTACAAATGCATCTGGTGCTGACGGATCAGCTACTATGTCAACTGTGGATAAAACAAAATCTCCTTGTACTTCATTAACACCGTTTTTATTAGCTTTAAGACTTCCCATACCTCTGGAAGATACACCAAGCTTAACACCCTCACTAATAAAATTCTTAACGATCTTACCATTGGGTGTGTCCATTACTTTTGCTTTACCAATAAAATTTGTACCATCTTCTTTCAATTCTTTAATGACATGAGAAACTCTATCCAAATTAATAACAGGTCCTGCTGGATGACCAAGTTCTCCAAGAGCTCTTCCCTCATTAACATATTTTGTATTAAAGTTTTTTACTTCTTTCTGTAATACAGCATGAGGATAAACTCTACCATTCTGATTTTTAATATCAGACTGCATAAAGATACCTTTGATGTATTGCTCTTTACCTTTACCTTCGGTAATATATTCAATCTCGTTAATATGTTCTGTTATTAGTTTCATTCCTTTTCCCTTCTTTTAGCAAGTCGTTCATTTTCTGCTTTACGAATTTTTGGTAAAATCCGTTTAGCAATTTTTGCAATAACACCTTTTTTCTTTGCTAATCTTTTTTCTAAATTTTCTTTTCCTGATATTGATAAATCAGATTTACTTCTATCTTTTAAAATTTTCTTAGCAACTATATCTCTTGCTTTTTTCGCTGCTCGTTTTTTTAACTTCTCAGGATTTGCTTTTCGTTTCATAGCAATCTTTCTTTTACGAGCAATCTGTTTCCCTTTCACTTTCATCATGCGTGCTTTCTTCATACGAACCATCTTACTCATTACTTCATCAAGAACATCATTAATCATATCATCAATCTGTTTCATTGTCACCTTTCCACTCTGCATCTATTTCATCATAGAACTTTTTCTTAGCATCACCTTCTAATTCTGATGGACTACTTACTCCATACTTTTTTAATTTCGCATCAAAGAATTTTTTATAAGCTTCTTTGTCACCTGTTCCACCATCTTTACCTTCATCCTTTGGTGTGTCTTGTGATGCTTCCCACTCATCATGTGACATACCAGAATGAACTTTATCACAATCATGGTTTTCGGTTCTACGACCATCACCACCTGCACATTTTTTTCTTGCACCATCAGACTTAATATACTCTACTACTTTCTGAACAATACTTTCTTTCTTACTTTTGGCTGTTGCTTTTTCAATTTTCTTTTCTCGTTCAGCTTGATCTTTTGATCTTTTTTTCTCTATGTCAGCATTACGAACTGCGGTTTCTTTATCTCTATTAGCCTTAGCTAGATTACGCATTTTAGCAGCGTTTGCTTTCTTTACATCTGCAAGACCTTCTTTGAAATATTGTTTAAAATTTTTCATGTATCTGCCTTTGGAGTTTCGGGGGTGGTTGGAGTTTCAGAATTTGGTAATTCAAATTTAAAACTATTCTTATAATCTTCAATAGCCTTTAAAGATTTATTCTTTAAACTTTTTGCAATACCGTCTTTTGCTTTGGTAAGTTTTTTACTAAAAATATTTTTTAAAATGTTACTTGCTATATCAACCATTTTTGACCCTTTCTTTCATTACATTTTTAATAGCATCCACCAATAAATCATCTGTAAGAGTTTCTTCTTTGATCCATTGTTTTATTTGAACTTCACTTTCATCAACAGGAATTTCTTTACCAGAAATTCTATCCATGACATTCTTTTTCCAATCAGTTTTTTGAATACGTTCAATAGATATAATCTCTTTTGGTTTTTTTAATTTTTTCTTGAGAGCCATCTTTACTTCACCAGCACTTGAACCATCCATATAAAATGGGGGAAACCCCTCAACCTCTACTTTCCACATAGCCTCTGTAAATAAATTTTGTTTATAGTTTTCCAAAAAACTTTGAGTCTTTACTTTTAGAATAGATTTCATAGTTTTATAAGGTTTAGAAGTCCTCATCATCCTCCTCCGTGTCATCTTCTGGTTCTTCTGGTTTCTCTGCTGCTATCTGTTTATCAATTTCTTTAATCTGTTCATCGCTCTGTTGTAAAATATTCTTACGCAGATACTCTGATGAAATATATCTACCAACATACTCCTCAGCCATTGAAACTAACTCAAAACGATCCCTCAATATCTCAGAGTTTTTCAACTCCGTGAAATGAGAATCTTTAGCCCATATATAACGAATACGATCTTTAACTTCCCACCAATCTTCTTCTTTAATAATACCTTTTAAAATCAACTGAACTCTAAGAAGACCTGTAAAAATTATAGAAAATCTGTGTCGTAAACGACTAATAAACTTTCCAAATTTTACTTCATCTCTTGTAATCTCAGAAGCTCTACCAAGATTGAAAGATGTAGAATCTGCACCTTCAATCCTTGAGATTGGAACATTCAAAGATTTATATAATTTCTTTCTAAAATATTCTATGTCATCTGTTTCACCAAGATTCTGTCCGCCCGGAAGTGTACTGATCTCAGTACCACGACCACCCTCTCGTCTTGGCAACCAGAAATCTTCCAACATAGCAAGATGTTTTCTCTGATCTTGAACTTCACCAGTAGCTGCATTATAAATCATTTTCTGTTTATAACGATTCATTACCGTTTGCAGATATTGTTCTGCTTTCAACTTAGGTAAATTACCAACATCAATATAAAATATTCTTCGTTCTGGAGCTCTTGCTAATCTATAGA